AGGACCGACACCTCGTGTTCGGATGGGCGAACGTGGCGTTTGACAAGTCCGGAGATCAGCTGGTCGATTCCCACGGCGACCAGATCGATGTCGAAGACTTGGAAGACGCGGCCTACGAGTTCAACCTGACCTTCCGTGCGACGGGCGAACGGCACGCCGGAATGTCCAAGGGTCGGCTGGTCGAGTCGTTCATGGTCACGCCCGAGAAATTGGAAGTCATGGGATTGGCCAAAGACGCGCTGCCATTGGGGTGGTGGGTCGGGTTCAAGATCGACGACGATGTCGCGTGGGAGGAAATCAAGAAAGGCACCTACAAGATGTTCAGCATTCAGGGCACCGCTGCCCGTGAGGAGGGTGTGTGACTCGGGCAAAACGTGAATTCGCTTTCGGGCTTTCCATTCTCACCGCCCTGCTTCTTGCCGGCTACGTTCTGGTGGTCACACCTGATGTGGTGACGGCGCAGGGATCGAATCGTGACCCGGTGCTCTGCACCCAATCGGTTGCAGTGACCGGCGCAGCGGCTGCCACGGTTGAACTCGTGGCGCTTAGCGCCGGGAAACGGGTGTACGTGTGTGGATTCGTATTGAACGGGGCCGGTGCCACGACCGCTACGTTCAAGACCGGTACTGGAAGTGCATGTGGAAGTGGAACAGCAAGTTTGACCGGTGCATTAAAGTTCGTGGACGGTAGTTCGGTCACGTATGGCGGGGGACCGGGCTATGTGATGAAGTCACCCGTCGGAAACGCGTTGTGTTGGACGAATAGCGCTACCGTGCAAGTGAGTGGCGTCGTGAGTTACGCCCAATTCTAGGAGCCGTGCATGCCAGCCAAACTTCGCAAATTGAAGTTGGATCGAGTGGATCTGGTTCCTGCTGGTGCCAATCCTCAAGCGGACATCATGCTCTACAAGAGCGCGGACGTGACGAAAGCCACGTTCAATCAAATCCAGTCGGCCCGTGAGCTGGATGCGATGCTTTCCGAGGTATGCCGCTATACGTGGGACTTGCAGGATGCCATCTACTCATCGCTCTACTCGACCGGCAACCGTGCCGCCGAGATCACGCAATCCGTCGATCAGTTTGCCAAGGCTGTCGAAACCGCCTTGGACAGCTGGCTGGCGGGGAAACCCCTGTCAAAGGAAGAGAAGGAAGCGGTCGCCAAAGCGGTGGCCACAATCGCAAAGGCTCGTGAAACAGCCACGCTCCTGAAGGAGGAGACCGTGTCCAAGACCACCACCGAAGTCGAGAAGAAGGAAGATCAGCCCACACCCCCGGCTCCCGCGCCGGTTGCCGCCGCGCCCATCGTCAAGACCGACGACATGCCGGAGGCCGTGAAGAAGGCCATCGATGCCCAGAACGAAGTTATTGCCAAGCAGGCCGACGAGATCAAGAAGGCCAACGAACGTGTGGCGAAGGCCGAGGCTGAGGCTGCGATCGAGAAGGAGAAGCGCGAGACAACTGAGTTCATCCAGAAGGCGCGCGAGGAACTCCCGAACCTCTCCGGCACCGCCGAGGAGAAGGGTGCCGTCCTCCAGAAGATGGCCAAGTCCATGTCGAAGGAAGACTACGACAAGGCTGTCACGCTGATGAAGAGCGGCGATGCGGCGGTGGCCACCCTGCTGAAGACCGAGCACGGTAGCGGCAATGGCGACGACAGCAGCGACGGCACGGCCGTTAGCGACCTGAAGAAGGCCGCGACGGAAATTCGCAAGGCGGAGCCGAAGCTGTCCGAGGCGCAGGCATTCCGCAAGGCGTGCAACGACAACCCGGCCCTGTACAAGCAGTATCAGCAGGAACGGAACCGGTCCACCCGCGTCCAGTAGGCCGCGACCTTCACCGGAGGAGACACTCACATGGCTTTCGAAGTTCCTGGATTTCAGTTCTCGTTCGAGGCAGGCGCGGATTTGTCCGCGCACATGCACAAGTTCGTCAAACTCAACAGCAGCGGTCAGGTTGTGTTGTGCGCCGCTGTCACGGATCGGCCGATTGGCATTTTGCAGAACAAGCCGAATGCTGTCGGCGTGCCCGCATCAGTCATGATCAACGGGATCAGCAAACTGATTGCGGGAGCCAACCTTGCCAAGGCTGACCAGATCGGCACCGATGCCGCTGGACTGGCTGCGGTCTATGCCCCCGGCACCGACACCACGAAGTACGTCGTGGGCATTGTGCTGGACGACAACTCGGCGACGAACGGCTTGGTTTCGGTGCTGTTCGATTGCGCGAACGCCCAGCGCGGCGCGTAGCATGAAGGAGACCACGTATCGGTTTCAGTTGACGTTGATCCGGTTGCTCCGGGGAACGTTGACTGCCTGGTACGAATGGTTGCGACACGAGTACGATTCACAACCATCGGACTCCGCTACGCGCGAGTCCTCAGTTTCGGAGGAAACGTAAATGCAGCCAACCCAGTCCGATGTACACTATGACGAGGTGTTGACGAACATCTCCATTGCGTACATCCAGGATCAGACGAACTTCATCGCCACGAAAGTCTTTCCGGTCATCACCGTCGCCAAGCAGTCCGACAAGTACGTCGTGTGGGACAAGAACGACTGGTTCCGAGACGAGGCACGGAAGCGGGCAGACTCGACGGAGTCAGCCGGCAGCGGGTTCAGCCTCTCGCGGGACAGCTACTTCTGCGACGTGTACGCTATTCACAAGGATCTCGGCGCGCAGACGAAGCAGAACCAGGACGCCGGGCTCTCGCTCGAGGAGACCTCGGTGCAGTTCGTCACCCACCGCATCCTGCTTCGGCAGGAGATCCAGTGGGTGTCGGATTACTTCACCACGTCCGTGTGGGGCACCGACTACACGGTGACGAACCAGTGGTCGGACTACACGTCATCGGATCCGATCGAGGACATCGAGGCCAACAAGGAAACGATGCTCTCGACAACCGGCTTCGAACCCAACACGCTGGTCATCGGCTACTCGGCGTGGCGGAAGCTGAAGCAGCACCCCGACATCGTGGACCGGATCAAGCTGGCCGGCATGGGCAGCGGTTCCCCCGCCCGTGTGACGCCACAGGCCGTTGCCGCGATTTTCGAGATCGACAACCTCTACATCGCCAAGGCCATCAAGGCGACCAACCTTGAAGGTGAGACGGCAGCCTACGGGTTCACGCACGGCAAGCACGCGTGGATGGGCTACGTCAATCCGTCGCCGGGACGCAACGCGCCCAGCGCTGGATACATCTTCTCGTGGGACTACGCCAACATCGGTGCCACGGTGCTGGTGGATCGGTTCGAGATTCGTCAGAAGAAGACGGAACGGTTCGAGGCCGAGTCGGCGTGGGACAACAAGGTCGTGGCCACGGACCTGGGCGTGTTCTTCCCGAGCGTCGTCGCGTAACGGCAACCGGGAGCGAGGTGTTCCATGCTGTGTGTGGTTCAGAAAGCGTTTGGCGGACCCGGTGGGTCCGTCCTTGGCATCAACACGGTGATCGACGCGTCGGAGTTCAAGAACCGAGACGCGTTGATTGCCAACCGATACCTTCGTGTCGCAAGCGCGGATGAAGTGGCGTCGGCCGTGGAAGTCGAGGAGGACGATGCGCCTCCCGCCCCCATGCCGAAGAAGCTGTCCGTGAAGCGGACGAAGCGAAATCGGAAGTAGAAGGAGGCCACTGTGTCAAAGGGAGGCATTTCCCTCTGGACAAAGGGGTTCGCCCGGTTCGGGACGCTGTTCGGGACGGCGTACCAGTTGAAGCCCGGTCGAACATTCTCGGCAAGCGGTTCTGTGCTCGCGTCTGATTCGGGCACGGTCATGCTGGTGACGGGGGTGGACCTCGTCATTTCGCTTCCAGCAACGCAGGCTGGGTTCCTGTTCTCGTTCATCCTGCTATCCGCCGCGCTCAGCGCGGGAACGGGACTGTCCATCAGTCCTGTGGCAGCGGACAACATCTACGGCAACGGACTGACCGCCGTGGATAACAAGGATGTCATTCTGGCCGGGGCCGGGGACCGGGCGGGAGACAACATTACGCTGTACGGGGACGGGTTGTCGGCAGGAGGCTACAACATCCTGAACGTCAACGGCACCTGGACGAAAGAAGCGTAACATCATGAGCTGGTCTTACGACGCTGCGTCGCTGTCGGATCCAATCAACGAGGTGCGCCTGTTCATAGGCGACACCAACGAGAATGATCAGCAGTTGCAGAACGAAGAGATCCAGCTATTCATCGATGCGTCTAGCACCACATCCGGAGCGGCCGTGATGGCGCTCCGGGTGTTGTGCTCTAAATATGCCCGATACGTAGACAAGTGGGTGGGGGATCTTAAAATCCTCGCCAGTCAGCGGTATCGGGCGTACAAGGACCAACTGGCGCAAATGGAAACGGGAGGCGGAGGTATCCTCGGCCTTCCGTATGCCGGGGGGATTCGCATCAGTGATAAGTGTGCGACCGAGGCAGATACAGACCTTGTTAAGCCGTCGTTTGCACGCGACCTACACGATTTCCAACCACTGGGACCGACGCGTCGTAGGGGGCCGTGGTGAGTTTCGAGACCCAGTTCCTGGAGATGATGCCCGACACGATTACTATCGCGTCGGTAGCGACCCGGAATGCTCAAGGCAAACCGGCAACCTACAATGCGGGAGTCCCGTATCGCTGCCGTATTAGCGGTAAGGGACTTTCGCTTCGGCATCAACAGGGTGAAGAAGCCACGGTTATCTTTGATGCGTGGGTGCAAGCCGCCGAGGCCGTTATTTCGGCAGAAGACCGAGTGACGCTGCCGGCAGATCCTCGGTGGTCCGCGTTTACGGACGAACCGCCGATCCTGTTTGCGGTCGCGAGGTTGACCGACGAAGATGGGCAGCATCACGTGAAGTTGCAGTTTGGGTGGATGTATCACCGGCAGGGACAGTAACATGGGCACACTGCGAGCGGTGGGTATCGAGGGGATTTCGGTCGTGGTGGCGAACATTGGCCGTCTACGCCGAGCGATCCGCGAAGAAAACCGTGCCGTCGTGGATGATCAGGCCCAGCGATTGCTTCACATTTCCACGGGTGTCGTGCCGTATTTCTCGGGCCGGGTCTACAACTCCGCGTTCAACACGGACATGACTTTTGACCCGAACAAGCCGTATCGGGCAGTCGGCTACGACGATTCGATTCCCTACATCTGGGCCCTGCACGAAACGCCGAACCGAGTCCACCCGATCCGTGGACCTCGACAGGAGCCGAAACAGGACCATTTCCTATCGGAACCACGGGACGCACAAGCTGAGGTATTCTTAAACGTGCTGCGGGCGCGGTTAAAGGCGCGGATCGAACGCATGACCAGTATCTCTCCGACACAGAAATTGGTCGCGCAGGACGCGGTGGAGCAAGCGATATGATGCTCACCGAATTGGCGGCGGACTTGGTGACGGGTCTCAGCTACACGGTAGGCACGAACCTGTTCATCAATCACTTCCCACCAAAGCCAAGCAACATCGTGTCGTTGCACAACCAGCAGAGCGCGAAACCCATCCGCGCCATGTCCAAGACGCTGGACCATGAGGTTCGCATTGTGCAGGTTATCGGCCGGGACGCGAACCACGATTCGTGTGAGACGAAGATTCGCGCCATCTACTTGCGGTGGGACATGTTCGAGGGCACGTTGAGTAGTGTGCGCTACGTCAGTATTCTGGCGATTCAGACACCGGTCTACTTGAACGTAGATGAGAACGACCGTTTTCGGTGGTCGTGCATGTTTGAAGTGAGAAGGATTCCGTCGTGACTGACAGCGAACTTTTTTTACTGCACCTTCGCACCCTCAGAGACCAGTTGTCAGGGTCCGTGGGCACGATTGATAGCATTCTGGTGTTGGCGGAACGCGCCTCTCTCCCAGAAGAGGACGAAGGCTGTGTCCATCCCATTCCGTTACGGCGTCCGATGCCGACGATGGGCCATCCGTCTCGATTCTTGTGTGGGGTGTGTCACGCCACAGTGGAGGAATGATGACTGAGAACGCGAAGACCTATCGCCATGTGGGACGCAACTTGTTGTCCATTCCGCAGGATGACAAGGTGCTTGAAGTTGAGCCGGGTTCCACGTTCACGGCCGTGCTGTCACCGGTCATGGAAACGCAACTCATCGCAGGAGGACACATTCTACTGGAGGGAGGACCGGATGCCGCGTCCGTGGGCGCATTGCCCCCGGCCGTGCTGGGAGTTGCTACGGAAGAGGACTCACCCGCAAAGTCGAAGAAGTGGGGGGAGCGCTAAACCATGTCCCTGGTTCTGACAAATTGTAAGGTTGCCCTCGGCGGGTACAACCTGTCCGGGGTCCATCATTCGCTGTCTCTTAATTATGAGGCAGAAATGCTGGATGACACGGTGTTCGGCACATCCGGCACTCGTTCGAACAAGCCGGGATTAAAGGTTGTGGAGGCCACGGGTACCGGATTCGTGGATTTTGCGACTAGCGATTCAGTGCTGTTCAACCGAATCGGTGCGGCTCGAGAAATCATGACGTATGCCGCCAACGGAGAAATCGAAGGCGACATCGCCTACACAACTCGAGCGGTCAACGGCACGTATAACCCCCTGAGTGGGGAAGTCGGGCAGTTGGTTCCGTTCGAGTTCAACGCCAAATCCGCGAACACCCCGCTGGTCCGCTCGCGCGTGCTGGCGTGGGGATCTAAAGCGGCGGCGGGAAACGGCACGGGAGTTCAGCTTGGATCAGCGTTGTTGGCCGGGCAAACTCTTTATGCAGCACTTCACGTATTCAGCGTGGGCACGAACATTGCCGTCAAGATTCAGAGTGACGACAACTCGGGTTTCACGACGCCGACTGACCGCGTCACCTTCGTTACGGCCACTGCCATCGGCGCGCAGTGGATGCAATTGGCTGGCCCTGTCGCAACTGACACTTGGTGGCGTGCCGTGTGGACCCCAACGGGGGGCGCGGCCTCGATTTGGGCCGTGTTTGGGATCCTGTAAAGGGAGGAGAATCGTACAATGGCCACTCTCGTCTACACGGACGCGTTCTTGTCCGTCAACTCTGTCGATCTCAGCGATCATGTGCGGTCGTTGACCATCAACTACGAAGCGGAAATGCTGGACGATACCGTCATGGGCACGTCTGGCACCCGGTCGAACTTTCCGGGGCTGCTGAACTGGTCCATGGAGGTCAACTTCCTCCAGGATTTCGCCGCGTCCGAAGTGGACGCCACGCTGTTCCCGCTGGTCGGGGCCGTGCCGTTCCCGATTATCGCTCGACCAACCAGTGCCGCCGTTGGCGCCAGCAACCCCCAGTACAGCGGCAACGCCGTGCTGGCCACCTATCCCCCGATCACCGGTGAGGTAGGCACGTTGGCCATGGTGACGGCGTCCTTCAAGTCGGGTGGCGGGTCGCCGTTGGCCCGTGCAATCGCGTAATACCGCTACGACCCGCTTAGCACGATGCTAAGCGGTTGCCGAATCGGGGGCCGTCCGATGGCGGTCCCCGGTTCATCATCGCCCGTAGGACACGTCAGGCCACGTACGACGGTGCCTAACCATCTCCCACGGTGCCCGTGTGAAGGAGTTGTACCATGTCCGTCCGCCAGAACCAGCTTGCCGTGAACCGCCGCAAGGCCCGTCGCATGACCACGCCATTCAAGGAGTTCTCCCCCTACGAGGAGGGACGCAACCGGTCCCTTCGCTTCGATGTAAATGCCCTTGCCGACTTCGAACAGGAGACGGGCATGGGGTTTGCTCAGCTCATGAAGCAGAAGGCTATTTTTGCCAGCGCACGCGCCATGCTGTGGGCGGGGTTGAAACACGAGGATCGTGGAATCTCCATCGACTACGTCGGTGACCTTCTCGGTGAGTACATCACCGACGAGGACGTGCCTCCGGGAGAACACACCATCGACACCATTCTGATGGTCGCATTCGAAGCTGCCATCGAACAAGGTGCTCTTGGGTTGAAAAAGAAGGACGACGCCGAGGCTCAGACCGCTGCCGCTGTTGATGAGACCGATCCCACGGCCATTGACGTGAAGGCAACGGAGTCGGACCCTACCCCGCCCCACCGCCAGCTCCCCTAGGGCTGTGGTGGACGGATTGGATCGCCGACGCCGAAGCGTACGCGTACAACGAACTGGGGCTGATGCCATGGGACTTCTATCGGTTGGTGCCGAGAGAGTTCCATGAAATGACAAAGGGGCATCGGAAACGTCAACGCGCTCGCCTGCGCCAGGAAGCAAAGTGGGTGTGCGTATTGGCGAATGCCATGGGCCACATGAAACGAACGCTCCGAGTTGAAGACCTGATCGGATTGGAGCCAGAGGAAATGGCAAAAATCAAGATAGAGGTGGCTCGGAAACGACGCCGCAAGGCGGCTGAACAAGCGGAGCAAAAGGCATAGCCTATGTCCACGGTCATCGGTGATCTGTTTGTTCGGTTAGGGGTCGATGCCACGGCTCTCGACAAGGGACTCGGCGGGGCCGAGAAACGCGTCGAGAGCTTTGGCACACGCATGTTCTTCATGGGATCGCGGATTACGGCGGGGATCACGGTGCCAATTGTCGGGGCCGCTGCAGCCGTAGCCAAGTTTGGGATGGACTTCGACAAGGCTATGACCGAGTCGTTGGCCATCATGGACAACATCACACCCAAGATTCGATCCCAAATGGAAGGGGTGGCTATCGAAGTTGCCAAGACCACCAAATTCAGTGCCACGGAAGCGGCCGAGGGATTCTACCATCTGGCGTCAGCCGGGTTGGACGCGGCCACAACCATGGGCGCGTTGCCCATTGCCGCTAAGTTCGCACAAGCCGGAGTCATGGATCTGGCCAAGGCGACGGATTTTCTTGCCAGCGCACAAGCCGCGTTGGGCAACGACATGGAAACGTCCACTGAAAAAGTGGCCGACATGGCAAAGATTGCCGATGTCCTGACGGCCGCGAACAACCGAGCGCTGGGCACGGTGCAAGATTTCGCCGAGGCGTTGACGAACAAGTCAGGCGCGATCATGCGCCAGTTCAACATCCCACTAGAGGAGGGGGTTGCTGTTCTCGCATCGTACGCGGCGCAGGGGACCAAGGGACGTGTGGCTGGTCAGCAGTTCATGATGATGGTGCGTGACCTGACCACGCAGATGATTAAGCACAAGTCGGCATTTGAGGAATACAAGATTGCCGTCTTCGATGCCAACGGCAATCTTCGGAACATGGCCGACATCATCCACGATGTGGAGTTGGCGACAAAGGGCATGAACGTGCAGCAACAGACGGCCATGTTGCTGGCGTTGGGGATTCCCCTACGGTCGGTGGCGGCGACCCGCGCCTTGATCGGTTACTCGGATGCAATCCGCGACAACGAGAAAGCATTGCGTGAGGCCGGGGGCACCACGGAACGGGTGGCCGCAAAGCAATTGGAGGCCTACACCAATCAGTTGAAGCTGATGGCGAACCAAGTAGAAATCCTCGGCATCCGATTGTTCCAAGCATTCGTGCCGGTCATCGAACACGACATCATGCCTGCGTTCAAGGCATTGATCAGCATGGCGGACACCGTCGTCACCGCATTTGAGCGAATGCCGGAGCCGGTAAAAGCCGTGACGCTCGCGCTGCTGGCACTGGCCGCGGCTGTGGGTCCGGTCATTGCCGTCATCGGCTCGATGTCGTTGCTGGGCGGCGCGGCCATGGAAGGGTTATCCGCATTAGCGGGAGGAGTCAGTACTATCGCTGTGCAGCTGGGATTGGCGGCCGGGGGATCGACCGTCGCAGCCGTGAAACAAGTTGCCCTGAACAAGGCATGGCTCGACGCGTCAAATGCCGCATTCACCGCTGCCGAAGCGGCCGGGCTGTCTGCCGCACAGGTTGTGGCCGCGTCCAATGCGGCCGGAGATGCCGTCCTTGCAGAACAGGCATTGGCCGGGGCCACCATGGCCACCACAGGCGAGGTCGGCGCATTTGGAGCGGCAATTGCAGCACTGTCAAATCCGGTTACGGCTACGATCTTGGTCATTGGGGGGTTGGCAGCTGTCACCTACTACCTAAGCACGAGATTGACCGAGAACGAACAGGCGATCATCGACAATAGCAAAGCGTTCACCGAACAGACTGATAAATTGGACGCGGCGATGAAGACCTACGACAACCTCGGATATGGGTTGAGCCTGACAAAAGACCAGACCCAGAAATTGGACGAGGCCACACGCCTATTAGCTGAGGCCTCGGGGTTGTCCACTGACGCGTTCAACAAAGAAGCGAACAAGAGTGACGACCTAACCAACGCGTTGAAAGAGCAAATCCAGTCCCGAAAGGATCTGGCCGACGCGTATGGGGAGGGACTGGCCGCGACGTTTGCCAAAGAACGAGCATCGTTGAATAACTTGAAATCGCAGATGAACGACGTGCTCAACGGGAAGGGTGTCGTGGCCGTCACGGGCACCGGGCCGGGGGGATTTACGGCTCCTCGAACCATGAACATGGAAGAACGGATCGCCGCCGTCAAGCGTCTAACGGCCGAGATCGACAAGCAGCGACAGGTCGCCGAAAAGGCCAAGTCCGAATACGAGTCGTTTATCACACTGGCCACACCCGATTCGGGAGGG